CCCACCATTTGCGCTCGTGGCGGAATAGGCAGACGCGCCTGACTTAGAATCAGGTGTCTAAACGGCGTGGGGGTTCAAGTCCCTCCGGGCGCACCATGCGGTCGTGACGGAACTGGCAGACGTGGCGGACTCAAACTCCGCCGTCTACGGACGTGCAGGTTCGAGTCCTGCCGACCGCACCAATTCACGTCTCTGTTACCCCTAGCAGACACGAGGGGCGAAAGGACAAAGAGGTTCGATTCCTCTACGCCCCGACATCATCGAGAAAGGGGTAACAGCAAGATGGAGAGATTCGTCAAAGTAATTTACGGAGTCAACTTCCGTAAAGGGCCGGGTACGGGCTTCGATGTAATCAAGCTCTTGCCCAAAGGGACTGTAGTCGAAGTCCTTGACGAAGGGCCGGGAACGTGGTACAAGGGACGGCTCGAAGACGGTTCGGTAGGGTATCTTTCCTCTCTACCAAAGTACACTGAGAGCTTTATTCCAGAGTGGCTCGTGAAGGCTAGAAAGCTTATTGACTTTGGCAAGCAATTTTTGGACGTTCCTTATTTGTATGGTTCTACAAGGAACAACACCAAAACCTTCGACTGTTCTGATTTCGTCCAATACGTTTTCAGACACTCTCTTGGAATCAAGCTGGACGGAGATAGTAGAAGTCAGTCGGACGACGCACCGGAAGTGAGTTTGGACAGTCTGCGCACGGGCGACTTGGTGTTCTTCCAAAAGGACGGTCGCATTTACCATGTTGCGATTTACGTCCATGACGACAAGCTTCTGCACACGTATAACGACACCGCAACCATTTACGATGAAGACCTCAAGCCAACGAAGGCAAACGGAGGAAACGGTAAAGGCGGGGTAACGTTTACGAAGTTCTCAGGCTATTGGAAGGACAAAGCAGGACTGTGCAAAGCGATTCGTCCAATTCGCTGATATTAGTTCCTCCTATGGGATGCGTCCCCATAGGTTAAAAACACTCGGCGGCTGTGTTTCCACAGGTTTTTGAGCCGCCCATAACTTGGCGGGCTAGGCAAGTGGTTAAGAGGGGTGACAATCATACCATATAAAACTAAAGAAGCCCTTTCTGAATACCGAAAGAATTGGTATCAGAAGAACAAAGAACGTCACAAGCAAAAGGTGAAGGAACGACAACGCCAAGTTAAAATAGAGGTCATAAATCATTACGGCGGCAAATGTGCCTGTTGTGGTGAGTCAATTATGGACTTCTTAGCCATCGACCATATTGAAGGCGGTGGTGGGCAACATAGAGAAAGCATTGGTAAAAAGGGTACTCAATTTTACTCATGGTTAAAAGAGAATGGCTACCCTCCCGGCTTCCAAGTATTATGTCATAATTGTAATATTTCCAAGTTCATAAACGGTGGGTACTGCATACATCAGTTAATGTGACTTTCAATCCTGCATCGGAGGGTTCGATTCCCCCGCCCGTCACCACGGAAGGGTACGCTAACTGGTAAGCGAACTGTCTTGAAAACAGAGGTACACGGCGAGAGCCGTTATGGGGGTTCGAGTCCCTCCCCTTCCGCCATTCGGACGGTTAGCTCAGAGGTAGAGCGGCGGTTTGAAACACCGCAGGTCGGTAGCTCGAAACTATCACCGTCCACCATAGGGATGTAGTTTAACTGGTAGAACTCCCGTACCCACGGGCGGTTCGGGTTCAAGTCCCGACATCCCTGAGCCACTGGCTAGTAGCTCAATAGGTAGAGCGCCCGACTGTTAATCGGGTGGTTGCAGGTTCGAGTCCCGCCTAGCCAGCCATGTGGGAATGAAGCTTAAAGGCGTCAGGGAACGCCAGTCGGCTCCAACCCGACCGCCAAGGGGTTCAAATCCTCCCTCCCATGCCATGCGGAATTAGTTTAGCAGGTAAAACGTCGGCCTTCCAAGCCGAAGTCACGAGTTCGATACTCGTATTCCGCTCCATTTAAATCGTCTATCAACGTGGTTTCTATGAAAAAGGTCTACACTTGGAAATAATTGAAGATGCGGTGGTGGAAAAGGTAGACACTTGCGAGTGGACGCCCCGGTTGCAGGGATCGCGACCTAGCGGCCTGATCACTCGCTTATTAGGTAGGGCGTCATGCAGGGTGCAAATCCCTGCCCGCATCTCATAATGTAATAGGGATGTAGCTCAGTTGGTAGAGCGCGCGCTTTGGGAGCGCGGGGTCGCGGGTTCAAGTCCTGTCATCCCTACCATGCGGCATGTGGTGTTAAGCCGGGTTCAACTCCCGGCGGCCGCCTTTCAAAGTGACCTGCCTGAGACTGTCTACGGACGCTCAGGTTTTCATATCCACAAATTTCATATCAGGGGGAAGGGTACATGAGTGCTGAACGCAAGATGACGATTGCAAGGGGACTGACGCGCCTGAAAACGATCAAGGCGCAACTGGCGAGCATCGCTAACCAAATCGGCGCATACGCCGTCATCAGTAGCAAATCTCGTTCGCCGCTCGGCGAGCAGAAGGTTTCGCTTGAGAAGAACCACGCTCAGGCGACCGAGGCTGTGAACTCGCTGTACCAGCAGTTCCACGACCTGACGAACGAGTACCTGAAAATCAAGCTGGCGATTGACCGGGCTAACCTCTCGACCGTCATTAGCGTCGGCGGCAAAGAAATGACCATCCAAGAGGCTTTGATCTACCGCCGCGACATCCAGCAATACGTCCAATCCCTGAACAACCAGTACGGTCGGGCGGCCACGGTGGCACAACAAGCTGTTGACAAGCACAACAGCAACGTGAACACCGAAGGAATGGACGATAGCACGATCAAGGCCGTCATGGCAGAAGTTCTGTACCTCGTTCCGCGCGAGCGTATCAACGAAGTCAACAAATTCCTCGTGGAATTTATGACGGAGTTGGACGGTACTCTTAACGAAGTGAACGCGATCACCGAGATCGCTGTTGACTGACAATTGGCCGCGCTTTTGGTGGTTGACTTAAGTGCTACCTTTGGTCGAGATCGACTGTTGACCTTGGCGGTGGGTAGAGGAAAACCGCAAAACCACCACTACCTTGGTTATATTGCTTCCGCGACGAAGTAAACCACGAATCACGACCACTATGAAAACTAATCGCCTTCGTGCGAACTTTGAATAGGACGCCAAATCCTATTGGGAGAGCATGAGTGTTAAGCGATAAGTGCTTAGTGGTCAGTGTTTAGTGTCGTCAGTGTTAAGTACTGAGTGGTTAGTGTTCGACAAAATCCCTTCTCCGACTTTATGCTCTATGAGCAACCGGGCTGGTCTCCGGGTGGTGGGAGGAAAGGGCTGTCGCGTGGAGCAATAATGATAATGTCCTCGGGTGCTTTACCGCCCGAGGGCATTTTTATTTTCTTCGCAACCTAAAGCCGCCCAATTTCGATTTATAGAGCGAGCATCACAAGGTACAGCAAACCGTTAAAATAGTGGCTAACAAACTTATAATTATACTACTATTTTAACGGCGTGGTAACCTTGTCTATGCTCGCAGAAACCATGCCGGATGTACATTGACAGAAGGAGTGATGCGCTTGCAACTGGTGTTAAAGCCAAACAACAGAAGCATGGTTTTCGATCCGAAACGTCTGAGGACATATATCGGTCGAATCATGAAGAACTACCCTCACTTGGATTCGTTGAAGCTTTTCAATGCGGTGATGTCTAAGATTGGGACGAAGCCTGAAATCCAAGCCGAGGAAATCACCAGACTGATTTACATGACCGCAGTAGAGTTCATTTCGATGGAAGAACCGGACTGGACTTACGTCGCGGCTCGTGCTTTCCTTACCAAGTTGTATAAGGAAGCCGCCCTCAATCGAGGTTACAAGGCTTACCCGGATAAGCCATACGGCTCATTCCTTACGCTTATCAAAACGCTTGTAGATAAAGGCATCTACAAACCTGAACTGCTGACAGACTTTACTGAGCAGGAAATCCGTCAGCTTGAAGATGAAATCGACCCCAAAAACGACCTTCTTTACGACTACATCGGCATCATCACTTTAGCAGAGCGCTATTTGGCGTGTGACTATGACGGAAAAACTATGGAACTTCCGCAGGAACGCGCTATGGTTATCGCTATGCACTTGATGATGGACGAGGGTAAAGAAAGGGATGAGAAGGGGAACCTGACAGGCAACTGGCTTCCGGGCGGACGTAAGAAGCGCATGGCTCTCATCAAAGAAGCTTATTGGGCTATCAAAGGTCAGTATTACATGACCAACGCCACCCCGACACTTGCCAACGCAGGTAAAGCTAAAGGCGGACAACTTTCCTCTTGCTTTATCGACACGGTTGACGATGACCTTCGTGCCATCTATGACGACAACACGGACGTTGCGCGACTGTCTAAAATGGGCGGCGGAATTGGAGTGTACATCGGTAAAGTTCGTTCTCGTGGCTCTAAGATTCGTGACTATTTTGGCAAATCTAGTGGTGTGGTTCCTTGGATTCGCCAATTGAACAATACAGCAGTATCGGTAGACCAATTAGGAACACGGAAAGGTTCGATTGCCGTCTACATTGACGTATGGCATAAAGACATCCTCTCTTTCCTTGACCTGAAACTCAATAACGGCGACGAGCGTTTACGAGCCCACGACATATTCCCCGGCGTTTGCATCCCTGACTTGTTCATGGAAGCCGTAGAAGCGCGTGGAGAGTGGCACTTGTTCGACCCACACGAAGTACGTCAAGTCATGGGGTGGTCTTTGGAAGACTTCTACGACGAGGAAAAAGGCAACGGCACGTTCCGTAAGAAGTACCAAGAATGTGTTGACAACTCGAACCTGTCCCGTGTAACGGTTCCGGCTATCGACATCATGAAACGAATCATGAAGTCTCAGCTTGAGACTGGTACGCCGTACATGTTCTACCGCGATACTGTAAACCGCGCCAACCCGAACAAACACAAAGGAATCATCTATTCCTCTAACCTTTGTGTGGAAATCGCTCAGAACATGTCTCCAACGCGCGTTGTGTCTGAGGAACTGGTTGACGAAGACGGCGAGATTCTTATCGTCACCAAGAAGAAGCCGGGAGACTTCGTTGTATGTAACCTTGCTTCTATCAGCTTGGCGAGGGCAATTCAGGACGGAGTTCTTGAGCGACTGGTTCCTATCGTGGTACGGATGCTTGACAACGTAATTGACCTGAATAACATCGAAGTCTTGCAAGCTAGACACACGAACAAGAAGTACCGCGCAGTCGGTCTTGGCACATCGGGTCTGCACCACGTAATGGCGTTGCTTGGAATCATGTGGGAGTCTGAGGAAGCCATCAAGTTCAATGACGACATCTACGAGTATATCGCCTACCTTGCCATTAAAGCTTCTATGGAACTGGCGAAGGAGAAAGGCGCTTACGAACTGTTCAAAGGCTCCGAGTGGGAGACCGGTGAATACTTCCGTTCTCGTGGTTACCTGTCCGGTGAACGTGAAGGTAAGTATGTTACTACCGAACAATGGAGACAGTTGGCGGAGGATGTTGCCAAATACGGTATCCGCAACGGTTACCTTTTGGCTATCGCCCCGACAGGTTCTACCTCCATTCTCGCAGGTACGACCGCTTCCATTGACCCAATCTATAAACTCATGCCTTACGAGGAAAAGACGACATACAAGATTGCGAATCCGGCTCCTGACTTGAATCCTAAAACAATTCAATACTATCGGAAAAATGCCTTTATGCTTGACCAACACGCTTCCATTCGATTGGCGGCGGTTCGTCAACGGCATATCGACCAATCTCAGTCGTTCAACCTCTACGTTCGACCTGACATTAAGGCAAGAGATTTCCTTGCTCTGCATCTTGACGCTTGGAAATCCGGTCTCAAGACCACTTACTATGTCCGTAGTCAGGCATTGACCGTGGATGACTGCGATTCGTGCTCTGCTTAATCAACGCCCACCTTTCGGGGTGGGCTTTCCTATCCAACCGGACCAAGGAGGAAGTATAAAAATGAGCGTCAATGGAACTCTCAAGAAACAGAACATCTTCGACATTACTGCCCCCAACAAGTCTACGAAAATCATCAACGGAGAGTCGTCCGGTATCCTGAACTGGGATGATATTCGTATGCCGCAGATGTACAAACTCTACCGTGTTCTGCTAGGAAACCACTGGATTGCAGATGAGATTCCGATGAACACGGACAAGACCAACTTCCCTAACCTTTCGCCGCGTGAGCAAGAAACCTTTAAGAAAATCATCGGTCTGTTGGCGGTTCTNGACTCTATGCANACCATGTTCGTGGGNGANGTGAAGGAGTATCTGACAGACTCTTCTCTGCAAGCTATCGCCGCCATCATNGGNCAGCAAGAGGTAGTCCATAACCAGTCCTACTCCTACATCCTGTCTTCTCTAGTTCCGTGGGAAGAACAGAAAGAAATCTTTGAATACTGGAAGCACGATGAAGTACTTCTGAGACGGAATCTGTTCATTCGTGACGCATACCAAGAGTTCCGCGACAATCCGACACCGCAGACGTTCTTCAAGGCAGTTGTGGCGGACATGGTACTGGAAGGAATCTTCTTCTACGCAGGGTTCGCGTTCTTCTACAATACCGCCCGTGACCATCGACCGAAGGACATGCGGATGCTTGCCACAACGCAGATGATTAGCTACATCCAGCGTAAAGTTTGCGCCCTGTAAGAGCAATCTTACAGTGAAAACCCTTCTAATTCAGGGGAGCCTAAACCGCTTGTGGTGGGCGGCACGGTAATCCTGAGCGAAGCTACTAGCCTCCACTCTCGAAAGGAGTGGAATCATGGAAAAACCTATCAAAGGGATTGCTGGTTATTCGGTTACTGAGGATGGAAAAGTCATTTCCTATAAAGGTAGACTTCCAAGGGTCATGAAAACGGGTGTCAACAATTGTGGCTACGAGATCGTGAGCCTGTCCATAAACAACAGACGCAAAACCTTCTATGTGCACAGGCTGGTTGCTCAGACCTTTATCGGGGATATAGATGGCGACATGACCGTCAATCACAAAGACGGCAACAAGCTAAATAATCACGTATCCAATCTTGAGATAGTATCCTACTCGGAAAATGAGAAGCATGCCTACGAGTACGGTCTAAAGCCGCACATGACAGGAGAGACGAATGGGATGAGCAAGTTGTCAGAGCAACAGGCTATGTCTCTAATCTATGATATTATACAGGGGCTCAGTAACAAAGAGATAGGTAGAAAATACGACCTGCATCCTCAGTACGTAAGCTTAATCCGTCACAAAAGACGTTGGCTACACCTTTGGAGGCTAGTAGAACGTGCAACGACTATCCCGGAACGGGAGTACACCGTAAGCGTTTGACGGTGGAAATGGAGGGCTGCCCTTTTTGGGCAGGTGATATAGTCTGACCTGCATGGAAACATGTAGCAGTCCTTAGAGGACGGGCGGAGCGTAGCGAACTCCGCCGAACAAAGTGGATGAACAACACCACTGTTACTTCTTCGGGGAAATCTTCAAGCAACTGCTGATTGACTATCCTGAACTGAATACGCCGGAAAACATCAAGTACGTGTACGACTTCATTGACAAAGCTGTACAACTTGAGACCGAGTGGGCGGAATACGTTCTGACCGGAATCGAAGGAATCGACCTCAATGAGTTCAAGGATTACATTAAATTTATTGCAAACAAGCGCCTGAAACTCATGGGGCTGGAACCTGCTTACTCCGGCGTAGACAACTGTATGCCGTGGATTCGTCCGTTCTCCGACGAAGCCTTGAACGATACGAAGACGGACTTCTTTGAAGCCAAGTCTCGTACCTACGCCAAGGCTTCTGCCGACAACGATTGGGACGACTTGTGATGCAACGAATCGACAGTCAAAAACGATAATTACAGTGAAAACACCAAAGGAGGAAGAAACAATGAAACACGCACTCCAAGTTCTCAACTACGAGAAGCGCAAGCAGATCAACCGCCTGTACGAAATGCAGGAGGAAAACGACTTTGGCCGGGCCGCCCACACGGACGAGGATTTCCAAGCCGTGAAGCGGAAAATCTCTCAGGTGGATGATGCTATCAAGATGATCGAACAGCACATGAAGAAGAATTATAGGACGGAAAAACTGCCTGCGGAAAACCAAGAACAATAAACGGAGGGAGCCTGTCATGATGATTCTCGAATTTAAAGAGAAGGCCAAACTCCTTCCTTTCCACAAGAAGATGTGGATGTACCCCACGGCTTACTTGCTGGTTGCGGTGGCACGGGGCGTTGTTTGGATGATGGACAAGTTCAACGCCATCACCTTCCGCGAACTCGTCAAAGAATAACAGAACGGAGGAAACAGAATGGTCAGAATGATTTACCACACTCCTGAGCTTCACAAGCTCGTAGAATCGGTTGCCCGAGTATGTTACCAGTCTTACCACAAAGCATCGCCGGACTCTCACACGATGGTTCGTTCGATTATGAAAAAGGGACACTTGTCCGTTTCCAGCGTTGGCAACATGGTTTTCAGCATTACGTTCGATGGTGGGTCGGTATTACCGGAGGAATGGATTGAACTGGCTGGCACCTTGATGACCTTCAAGGAGATCAACAACTACGTCCGGTGGACGATCTCGCCCCGCAAGGGAGAGAATCACGACCGTATCCTCATCTCGATGAATATGCTGTCACTCATGGACATCCTTAGCGAGTTCCATAACTACGACTCCGACCGAACCCTTCTCGACCTTATCGTCGAAGAAGTGAAAAAGGTTCCCTATCTTCACTGGTTCCTTGATTCGTCGGTCGAAGTCCCGCCGTCCGACAATCCTTACATCAAATTCCCGTCGCTCGGACGGCCTGTCATCTTGTCGCAAGACTACACGGCTCTCAAGGAACTCGGGCTGTCTGATTACGAACTTGACATCCACGCCACGGTGACGGTTGACTTCCTTACCGACCGCGCATCAGGACTGCAATCGTGGCGTCACGCCGACATGGTGGGAGGGTGCGAACTGTCTCAGCGTTACGTTGACCGTTCCAGTTCAGGATTCCGCCCGATGGTCGAAATCTACGAGTACCCCGAAGGGTTGAAGGATTACGCGGAGCGCGAGGGGCTGACGATGGAGGAAGCCAAGGAACACTACGATGCCGTCATCCAAACCCTTCACAACCACAACATGGAAACACTGGAACTCTACTCCGACGTGATGGATACATTGGCTGAGTTGGGGGTCAGTAAGAAACGTGCGAAAGAAATTGCGCGCAGTATTCTGCCTAATGCTATCATTACTCGTATTATTCAATGCCGTCCGCTACGACAGTGGAAACATTTCTTTGATCTTCGAGCCACCGTTCACGCTCAACCGGAGATCAGAGAAGATGCACAAAGCATAATGGCGGCCTTCAAGAAGGCAGGTGTCGTACTTGATTAAGTACGTGGGCGTTGTGGTCATTCCGAAGGAGTACCTAAAGGACTGGAAAGCGTAGGGAATAGCCCCTGCGCTTTTCCTTTTATTTGATGATTTTCCAAAATTTTTATTTACTTACTCCTTTTGTCAGATATAACCTCAAAATTTTTGTTATTTTGACGGATTTATTTCGCAACGATTTTGGCCCTCATTCCGATTGTTAGGTCGAATGGAGGGATGGTATGAAACTACTTCGATGCCGACAATGCCTCGACATCTTCAATCTGACGTATGACGTGAAGTCCTGCGGGTGCGGAGCGACGAAAGGCCGCTACCTTGAAAACGGGTGGTTCGCCGTTTACTCCGGCGAACATGCTGTTCCGATTGGATTCGACAACTTCGCCTTCTACCGGGCAATCGAAAACCAGCCGGAGGCGGGAATGGGAGAGCGGTTCGATGCTTTCATCATCCCGAAGGACTGCCCGACCTTCATCAAAGTAGGTGAAGAAGTTGTCGATCATCACATCAATCTTATCGGCCCTTGACCACTACATCAGGAAATACTTCAACAAACACGACCTCTACAGGTACGTGTTGGCGGAAAACCCAAAGAAGTACTACCGTGTCATGAAGATGCCCGTATGCCCGATCTGCGGATTCGTATGCTCCTACGATGACAATCACATGGAGCATATAATGCTAGAGGAACACATAGCCTGTCCTAACAAGCATTACTCCTACTCGTTCGTAACGGGTTCAGAAGAAACCGTCGTCGGGGCGGTGACCGTGTACGGCCACTACACCGACGACGAGGAACAGAGGGAGTACAAGAGCCGGATGATTAACCTTGCCATCATCCACGAAAGGGAGAAATGGAGGAAACAGAATGCCGAAAGTAATGCTGGACAGAAGGGCTAAAGCAGATTACCGCATAACCTTGACCGGTTACGGCGCGATCCTGAACCGTAGGTTGAACGCGGGGAAGCTTGACGAGGACAGGTTTTGGTTCTTTCAACACAAGCTGTCGGAGTGGTTCGACAACTACAATCCGGTGGTGGAGGTTGAAAACTAAACCATCTTGGAGGGCTCAGCATGAAGGGCATCTACCAACACTACAAGGGCGGTCTGTACGAAGTTCTGCACGTAGCAAAGCACTCGGAGACGCAAGAGGAAATGGTCATCTACAAGTCAATTAGCGACGACCAAATTTGGGCACGTCCGAAGTCGATGTTCCTCGAATCAGTCGTGTACAACGACCTGTACATCCCTCGATTCAAAAGACTATAACACCCGGAGGTAATGACATGAACCTCAATCAACTGTTTGAACTGTTCGACGGTCTTCTCGGTGATATTTCCACGTTCCAAGGACTGCACTTCACCCTGCCTCACGGTGTCCTCGTGGTGGACTATGTAGAGGACTACGAGTTTGACCTTGAGGGCGGCGGCACGGAGAACGTGAGCGGCTTTATCATTGACTTCGTTCCTTACGACGAATTGCAATCCGCGGCAACGTATTTTGCACTGGATGAGGAAGGAGTCAAGTACATTATCTCAGAGTTCGTCTTGGAGTGATTGTATGTACAGAGTTTGTCGGATGGTGTCCGACCTTGAAAATATGCGGGCGGATTTACTCGAAAAAGAGTACGCCGATTGAAACATCACAGACGGACAAACTGTAAGAAGACGGGCGGGGTCGCCGTGGTGGCAAACGGAAAAGATATGTCCCGGCATAAACGCGCCGGAAACAAAACAGGATGATGATCTGAAAGGAGACTGAACCATGTATCGCGGAAAGCGTCTAGACAACGGCGAGTGGGTTTATGGCTATCTGATCGGAACCGACGTGATTGTGGGCGAGATCGTCGAGTTCAATGACGAATATTTCAATACCGAATTTTGGTATAAAGTCGATCCCAAAACTGTGGGGCGATACATCGGCGAATATGACAAGAAAGGTGTAGACGCTTATGAGGGGGACATCGTAAAAGGGCATGTCCTCAATTGCGAGACAGGACGGTATGTCAATTTCATCGGTGTGGTCAAATTTCGTAACGCCGCTTACGTTCTCGATGGATATAGCAAATACTTGAAAGAAAAAAGATACAACGAGAAATTTTATCGCTCGTTCGAGATCATCGGCAACATCCATGACCATCCCCATCTGCTGAATTAGTGAGTATGTGAGGAAACACGTTATTCATTTCGGGTGGCGAACGACGCATCCGCGAAACGAATTAGCGAGAAGGTGAGGACATGGAACCCGTTACCAACCGCCAACGTCAGGTGATCTGGTATATTGAGGACAACCTCGGTATCCGATTCACCGGCACCACCAAACAAGAAGCACTACAATGGATTAGCCAGCATATGGAGGCCAGTAAGAAGGCCGCTAACCGTGTTACCATTCCGGAATCGGCGTTTCAGCCTATCCGGCCGTACAGTGACGTCAAGTGCATACCGTTCACCATCCGATAAGGAGGCTCTACATGGCTCTTACAACAGCTATGTAGGTCTATCACATTGGCAAGAACGTATTGAGGTTATCGGAAACCGCTTCGATCACCCCCATCTACTGAAAGGAGCCTAAACCATGCGTCAATATCGCGGAAAGATAGCACCGTATGGGTCTACGGATGATGAATCGCGGGTGTGCGGTATGGACTGCCCCGGCGGGCGGTGTGAGATGTGAAAGGAGCGAACATAAGTGAGCAAATTTGATTTCCGTCCACTTTCGGAACAGGAAAAGAAAATGAACGATCCTGCCGTAAAACAAGCAATCCGAACGCTTAAAGCGAAGGGCATCACCATCAAACAAATCGAAGAAGCTTTCCGGTATTATGAGTGCTTGAAAAGGAGCGAGCACGTATGAGTGAGTATGTGAAAAAGAACGAACTGCTACACGATCTCCAAAATGAACATGCAATGTGGAAAAAATCAATGGAGAAGGATGATGGTCTTAAATTTGCGTGGGGCAATGCTCATGCTTACGAGAGAATGATTAACCGAGTTGAACGCGGCGCATTTGACGCCCCTGACGGCGAAGTACAGCGTCTGCGGGCGGCGTTGGATTGGGTGAAACGGCGATTTGAGGAAGAATGGACGTATGAACTTGGAACCGGCGAAGTGGTAGAAGAAATCATAGTGAAATTTGAAGAAGCCCTCTCCGCAACCGAACCGACCAATAAATACTTTGGGGCCGAATGGCCCAAGGCGGAAGGAGACGGGAACGATGCGTGAGATACGTTTCAGGGGAAAGTGCATCGAAGATTGTGAGCTAAAAGGACAATGGCTATACGGGCACTACTTGAAATCGGCAAGTCACTTTATCGCGGTCGATCAAGGCTTGGTAGACGGGCATTTCAAACTGTACCAAGTCGATCCCGAAACCGTAGGGCAATCGACCGGCCTGAAAGACAAGAACGGCAAGGAGATTTATGAGGGGGATATTGTGGAAGAATACTATACCTCTCTCGAAATCAGTCGATACAAAGTCGAATGGGCTCAGGAATCCGCAATGTGGGTATTTAATGACGGCATAGACCGCGTATTTGCCGAGGATATTGATTTCGGTTTAACGGAAGTTAAGGGCAACAAATGGGACCATCCCCATCTACTGAAAGGAGAAACTTCGCCGTCAGGAGCGTCATACACGTAAGGCGATAAAGGGGTGGGGGTGGGACTGAAGCAATTCTCACACATGTTAATGACTATATAAGACGGGTCGAACTTAATGGCTCGTCTTTTTTATTTGACGGGCGGAACCCTTATCGTAATAGAAGTACTCGTTCCGCCCGNGCCCTGTCCTATTCCCGAATGACTGTAATCCGAAGCCTNCCTGCCTTTGCCATGATCTCCTGCTCGTCATAGATGTCGAAAAGNTGCTCCATTTCTTCCATTACNCGNCTGACGGTTAATGGCGAAATGCCGCAGTTATCCATTGCCACCGTTGCGTAAGCCTGTGCCTGCTCATTCGTCACGGTTCTCCCTCCTTTCCCATATAGTAATATACCATAGACAGGAAATGTGCGGAATACCCTTTTCGGAAAAATTTTCTCCGGTATTTTTCGGACACACTTTTCCCGCCAACCTTTTTTCTATGTATTAGGAAGGCCCCCCCC